GAAGTGCAAACATAAACTCGATTGGGTAGTAGTACTTGAGCCAAGCAGTCCAGTAGGACAGTGTTGAGTATGCTACAGCGTGGGACTTATTGAATGAGTACCCAGCGTGAGCCTCAAAGTCATGCCAGAGCTCTTCTGCTTGGAATGTAGTTACATATCTAGAGGCTCCTCTTACAAACTGATCCTTATAGGCATCAAACTCACGAGCATCCTTCTTTTTACCAATAATCTTACGAACCTTGTCAGCCTCTGCCATTGTCATACCGCCAAGATTTGTACAAGCAAGCATGACCTGTTCTTGGTACAGAACGCACCCATAGGTGTCGTCTGTAAACTCTTTCATAACACTGTGAAGATAGGTAATCTTTTGCTTACCGTGCTTACGAGCAATGTAGTCTTTACCAATAGTATTCATAGCACCTGGACGGACAAGAGCATTAGAGGCAGCAAGCTCTGCAAAGTTCTTAACACCCATCTTAACTAGCAAGTTAGTGTATGGCGTGGCTTCACACTGAAAGACACCCTTAGTGAATCCGTCAGATAGCATGGAGTAGACATTCTTATCATCCATATCAATTTTAAGAAGATCGATGTCTTTGCCACTACGGTCTTTAATGATTGCAAGCGTGTCTTGCAAAACCGATAGTGTCTTGAGACCAAGAGCATCAATTTTAATAAGACCAATACGCTCTGCCTCTGTCATATCTACTGCAACAACAGGAATACGCTCTTTGTTTCCTGGTGCTGTACGAGTCTCCATTGGAGCAAACTTAAAGATAGGCTCCTTAGATGTAACAACACCAGCAGCGTGGATACCAGTACCACGGATACGACCACGCAGCTGCTCTCCATATAACTCAATCTCTGGATACTTTTCACGAAACTCTGCCGTAGATAATGATGAGCAGTAGTCTTCCCAAGTATCCACAAGCTTCATAACTTTATTAACATCGGGAAGTGGGATATTTAGCACACGAGCAATGTCTCGCACAACACCTTTATCCTTGAACTGCAAGAACGTAGCAATAGAGGCAACGTGACGATACTGACGAACCAGATAGTCCTTGACCTCTTCACGTCGTGTGTCCTGAATATCTGTATCAATATCTGGAAAGTCATTACGTTCTGGGTTAATAAATCGGAAGAACAGTAGACCGTGTACGATAGGGTCAATATCTGTAATGCCAAGCGAATAGCAGAGTAGCGAACCAGCAGACGAACCACGTCCTGGTCCAACCATAATGCCTTCCTTCTTAGCCCAAGCAATCATAGAGCGTACAACTAGGAAGTAAGGACCAAAGTTCTTGTCCTTAATGATCGTCAGCTCCTCGTTAAGACGGTCAATATATTCCTGGTTCTGATCTAAGCCTTTAGCCTTTAAGCCCTCCAGAGCGAGGCTGAGGAGCTCTCCGTCTGGGTCCTGATACTGGACAGGCAGTAGATCACGGTAGTCCTGAATATCATAATCCTCAATCTTGTTTACAATCTCAAGAGTTGCTTCATACATATCCTCACGATCAATACCCTGAGCTTTCATGGCATCATGCATCTCTTCATCTGACAGCAAATGAATGTCAAACTTATTAAATGACATTTGACGGTCTTCACCATATAAGTAATCAAGCTTGTCCATAAGATTGTCATACTTTTTTGTACCGTTGTATGTTGAATCTCCAACAGTTTTATTTGAGTATGAGTTAAGGATTAACTTAAGTTCTTGAATTTCTTTCTGACTTTTGTCTGAGTGGTGGCAGTCAGGTGTGACTACAGGTGTAATGCCAAACTCGTCTGCAAGCTCAAGCAGCATCTCGTTTACTTCTTTGGGGTTATGTGGCATTACCTCAATGTAATAGTCGTCACCAAAGGTATCTTTACACCACTTGATGTGTTCCTTAGCATAGGCTAGATTGTCTGATTCAATTGCTTTAGCCAGTACCCCCGACAAACAACCAGAGGTAACAATAAGACCTTCCTTGTACTGTTCAAGAATTTGCCAGTCAATACGAGGCTTCTTGTAGAAACCTTCTGTCCAAGCAAGTTCGTTAAGCTTATTTAAATTCTCTAGACCTGTGGTATTCTTTGCAAGAATAATAAGGTGATTATAGTTAAGATCAAGTGGGTCGTTCTTGTCTTTTTTATCTGTGTGGTCTAAACGATCTTTGGTAATGTACCCCTCAATACCAAGAATTGGCTTGATGCCAGCTTCTTTAGCAGAGCGATACAATTCACGGTGTCCCGAAAGACTTCCGTGGTCTGTGATAGCAATGGCTGGCATTCCCAGTGCAACTGCACGATCCACATATTCCTGTGGGGTAGCAATGCCATCGAAAAGCGAGTAGTGGGTGTGAACGTGAAGCCCAGCGTAACTCATAAAATCCTTACGTTAAAAATGAAAAAGTTTAAGGTGGGCAGTTTAATGTGTTTGCCCAGCACAGATTTTATTACCAGTCTGCGTTAGTAGCAGAGGTAATGGATGGAGCATCAAAACCGAAGTAGAATGCTTCCTGTTCAGCGTAAGGAATCTCACGAAGAACGTTTTCCAAGTTGTGGAACTCGTGTGCCGACCAGTCAAAAGGCTCTGTATCAGGTCCCTTGGGAAGAAGTGTATAACTTGTTTCAGTTCCCTGACCGTTACGCTTGATCTTCCAAACAACATTTGAAATACCCTTGGTGTCGTCAAAGTACTCCATCAATGTGGGTACAGCAGACTGCTTTGAAATACCCTGTGACCATACAGCCACGTAAGGGTCTTCAAGACCGTCTTCAACGAGGACATTGCAATAGAAGCGGTTACGTGCTCTCCAGCCAGACTTAGGCTCCTTACGAGCCATTTCACAGCCGTAGCAGCGACCTTCCGAATCTACTGTACAAGCAGCCTTACGCTTGTAGTCCTTTGGGTTGGTGTGCTCTGCAAATACACAAGCCTCTCCACGACTTTCATCGTAGTAGGGTGAATCTGCATCTAGTTCTTCTACGAAACGAATCGCAGCAGACTGTCCGTCAGCAAGCTTAAGCCAACGAACTTTTGTTCCTTCGAACTTTGGTTTTTCGAGTAGGGCGTTTAGATTTTTAAGTCCCTTAATTGCACTCATAGTTTTCTCCTTGTGTTGTTGAGGTTATCAGTTTAGCATAGACATGATGGTTTTGTCAAATGCAACATCCAGATTTGCAATATCTTCATCCTTCATATCTCCAATATCCTTGTATTGTTTTTCTAGTGTGATCACGGATACACGAGAGCCAAGCTTATCAATAATCTTTGACTTCATGTTTCCTCCTGCTTCATCATTATCTGCAATAACTATTATGTTATTGAAATACTTCTTTAGCAATTCAATCTGTATGTTGGATACGTTAGAACCTAGGGTTGCTACCGCTGGAAATCCAACTTGATCAAGGCGTATGGCATCGAAAGATGATTCGACTATATATACCCTGTCTGCTGTTTTGACCCTATGCAGGTTAAACAGAAGTTTTGATTTAGGCATTCCTGGAGTATTCTTAAACTCCTTGCCCTCAATTGATCGACCAACAAATCCAATACACATTCCGTCTGGAGCGTGTACAGGAATTGTTACCATATCCTGTTTCTCAGAAAATCCAAGACCAAACTTTTTTACGGACTGTTCCGTTATTGATCGACCTGTGTAGTAACGCATTGCACGAGGTGCTTCTAGTGCTTGCGTATTTAATCTTTTAATTAGTAGTTCGTCAAACTGTATGTAGTCTGGCTTAGTATACAATTGACGATTAATTTCTGAAATAAGATCTGATTCTGTACCTTTAGACTTAATAAAACGTACCGCTTCAAAATATGTACGACCAGATGTTTTCACTACAACTTCAACTAGGTCTGCAACGTGGTGACAGGAAAAACAAAAGAATGTTCCGTTACGCTTATCAATTTCACCTGCTGGTGATCTATGATTAACGTGAAAAGGGCAAAAGATAATGTAGTCTGAATCTACTTCTGATTCAATATCTATGCCTGATCCTGCAAGGACTCTTTTGATTTGCTCTTGTGTGTAGGAACTATTTGTGTTCCGTCTATTCCTGTTATCCATTGTGTTTTATTCTTTCCTAGGTATGTTCCATATAGTGATAATTGAAATTCAAAGATTTCTTTCTCGTGATTGTAAAAAATTGTAAAGTCTGGATCGATGTCTAGTCTAGGTGCATACCCAGTTAGAATCATTTCAGTTTTTAATAATCTAATATATTCTTGTTTTAGTCTTGGCATTGCTGCCTCGTCGTGAATGATGCCATCTAGACCAAATCGCTTGATTGGTTTGTGATGTTGATTTTGCATACTCCATTATAACTAGTTATCTTCAAAATCTTTGTATTTATATAGTCCCTTGTCAAAATCTACCTGTACCATAAACTCACCCATAAAGCCATTACGGTTCTTACGGAATACACACTCAATAACATCTGAGTTAGCACCACGACCAAGAGCCATTACCCAGTCAGCATCATAAGCAATCTGACGTGACCAAGCGGTTTGACCCAGTGTAGGAACAGTATCTAGTTTATTAACATCATCAGGTGTAGCAGAAGAGATAGCAATAATAGGCACTTCTTCGGAGATAGCCATAAGCTTTAGCTCACGAGAAAGGTTTTTCATACGGACAGTTTCATTATCCGACTTCTGGTTTGGTGACATTAGTTGTAGGTAGTCTACGATTACAAAGTCTGGCTTGTACTGATCGATCTTCCCTCGCATAACTGATGGTGTAACCTCTCCACCAGAATCATTAGAGATGATGTGAAACTCAGGTTTGCCCTGGAGATTCTTCTCGTGCCAAGACTTAAGCATGTCTATCTCTACTTCGCCAGAAGACAGCTTGCGGTGCGACCAAAGACCATTGCCCATAATTGTATAGACACGGTTACGAACCTCTGTCTCGCTCATTTCAAGGCTTACAACCATAGGCGACTTGCCCTGCTTCCAAGCCTGTACAGCAAAGTAAAGAGATAACCACGACTTGCCAATGCCTGGATAAGCAAGGAAAACTCCAAGTTGTCCTGGCATAATGCCAGCAGGAAGATAGTTGTCAAATCCAGGAAGACCAGTCTTAATGCCAATCTGTCCTAGATCATTCTGCCTCTGCACATTTTCATAATACGCAATTGCATCGTCAATGTCTGTAACGTCAATGTCACGGATTGAGGCAGTATTCTTCTTAAGCTCTGAGGTCATTTGAATAAGTGACTCTAGGGCTTCTGTGCCTTTACCACCCTGCACATCTGCGGCAGTGTTGCGTAGGATATCTTTTAGACTGTCATTAAGATAGTCTGCCTGTAGTTCTTCTAGGTGGTGCTTAGTTGCACCAACCCCATCAACAGGATGAAAATCACGGAACTTGTCTACTACAAGAGTAATAGGTGGGACAGTACCGTTATGCTCAGAGTAGTTCCTAATAAACTGCCATATGTCATTGTGAGTACGAAGAATGTTTTCCACGTTGGCTTGTAAAAGTACGTGTACCTGCTTGTCTTGTAGTACTGCTGAGATAAGCTTTGCTTCTGAATCATTCACTTAACCACTTCCTTGCTTGTTCACGGCGGATTGCTCTTTCTGATATGTCATTTTTATGTTGTTGTTGTGCAGATATTAAATTATCTGTATAGTGTGCAAAATACTTCCATGTTGGGTTTTGTGATACATCAAAATAATATTCTAGTAGGTCATAGCACATGGATATGCCATATGACTCAATGAGTGCATCTGCAGCCCATTGTTCTACGTTTAAATTTAGTAATGGCTTTTCCTCGTACTTTATAAGATAAAGCTTAGAGTATCTACTGAGCAAAGCCATTCGGTCTTTGCGTTCAGCCATTACTTGCTATCGATCTCGTCTTTTGACTCGTTAATCTTTTCAACAAGTCGTGCTTCTACAAACTCGTACACACGGTCAAATGCCTGTTGTACAGTCTCACCCTCACGACGTGAATCTTCAACGCCTAGATCAATGCGGAGTGATTGAAAGTTACCAAGATTGAGCGTATAGCCCAATGCAATGTTAATTTTTGTGTTTTCGTTTTCCATCTCATACCCTTCCGTTAAATACTTTCGGACCAAACAGGTACAAACCTGCCGTCTTCAGTTCTCGTATATGTCAGTATACCATCTCCCATACGTCTTGTCAACTCCTGTGGCGAAGGCGTAATGTGTTAGTAACTAGCTTGTCTTTTCTTGGTCTGCCAATATGGTAGGTGGCAAGTATATCACGAATATCACGCACTTGTGATTCGGAGTAATAGCATCGAACTTGCCAGCCACGCTCTCCGCCCTTCTGAGACCCCATAGGCTCAGGAATTACTCCACGCTTCATAAGGCTGGGCATATACTTCTTGTGCCTGTTTACCATTATTGCTGTTTCGCCTACAGTGTATGCTCTTTCACGATTCCGTTTAAAATCTGTAACTAGACAACTTTCAATCTGATCTTTAATAATATTGTATACAGACATAATTCCATTAGATCTATTGAAGTGATGGATGCGAACAAGGTCGCCATTTAGAAACCAAACCTTTTTGCTACCTGGAATTATTGGGGCAGAATTATACTGCTCTCTGTCCATTATACAGGAATGCCAACGGCAATAAGATTAACTCGTACAGCAGCCGTTCCTGCTGTTTCAAATTTAATGATTCCCTCAATTGTGCTTGTGCTAACTTTTGTAAGAATTACAGTAGAACTTTTGGTTGCTTCAGTATTGCTTTCACCAATAGTTTCTAGTGATGTAGATACAATTGGTGGATACTTAAATGCTCTATCAAATGTATAAGTAAATGGCTTGTCGTCATTTGTTTTTACGTTAGCATTGTCAATGACATTTACAAATCCAGCAATAGTTCTTACTTCACTTGAACGAACACTACTGATAGATTCTTTTGCAGTTTGTATAGAAGAATATGAAGAAACACGAAGTCCAATCTCATTCCATAAATTATTAATTTCTTCAATTATTCTATATACTAAAGCTAGGTCAAAGGGTTGACCTCTATTTGGAAGTGGAAGTTTCATACTATTATTATATCAGATTAGAGGGACACTCTGGTAGTCTTTGCAATTTGAAGAGATGAGTCTAAAACTTTACTAGTGCCTTCGATCTGAATTATTGCCGCTGCTGTTTGATAACGCAAAACACCATTCTGCGTTATTGCTGATTGAAAAGTGTAGGTTTTTTCTCCCTCTCCAGTTAATGGATAGGTTGCTAAATATCTATATTGACGATATCTTTGTTCTGGACTTGCAAGATTTGCTGTTGCAAAATAACCAGTTGATATTGAGGTATTGGCTGTTGTGTTGCTAGAGTCGCCAATATATCTAATATAATACGGACTTGTTGTTAAATTAAGTTCAGTAACTTTCATGTCTGCTCCACCTTCAGTAGCAGTTCCATTAAGTGCGTTGGCTACCCCAGCCACATCTATTAAATCGCCAACCTTAAAATTTTTAAGTTCTTCAGGAATAAATTCTGAAGTAAAATAAATAGTTTTAGTAGTTCCAACAGAGTTGACTGTTCCAGTATAAGTTGAAAGATCTATAGAATATGAAACAAATAGATCGTAACCAGATACATTTTCATCTACCCAATCTACTACAAATTTTGTGGCTGTTAAATTATCGATTGAATTTGTGGTTGCCTGAAGTCTAGTTGGTCCATTTATATAATAGATTGGAGACCATTGAGTGGTTTGATTAAGATCAGAAGATTTTACTTTATATCTAAGTGCAAGTTTATTACCTGGTAATCTTGGTGGAAAAGAAGTTGTTAATACTTGTGCCTGAAATATTTCTTGACTAGCCACTATATAATACCACCAGTATCTACAGCAAATTTAAATTCTATAAAATTGTTTGTATTTCTTTGCTTTATTACTGGATAGTTTGTAATTGATGCACCGTTAGATGATGCTGTTGTTTCCGCAAGCAAAGAATATCCAGTAAGCCCATATAATGGATTTGCAGCAGCGGAAGATATATTTTCAAAACGAAGTCCGTCTAATGCTATCCAATGATTCCCTAAAAGTTTTGTGACTATCCCACCATCTGTTAAATTAGACGCTATGTCTGTAGATGTTATTGAATATGTAAACGCTGTTGCATTTACATTTGTTGCAACTTTGTATAAACCATTATAGCCAGTTCTACCAGTTATTAAAATTGAGTCTCCAGCTGCTAACCCATGTGCTGTAGAAGTTGTTATTGTGGCTATGCCAGTTGTAATGCTAGATGCAGAAACATTTGTTCCAACATTGTTAAAGGCTGATGCAAAAATTTTTACCGTGTTTACAGAAGACCATTGAAAGTTTGCTGTTGTTTTAAGTTCTGACAATGATTTTTGAACAACATAATATTGAGTATTTGCATTATTTGCCTTTAGGTCTGTTGAATTTAGAGAAAACTGCATGTTAGCATATTCGCTGCTACCTAATGTTTCTGAGTCTGCAAACTGAACAATAATATTAAGACCACTTATTTCTGAATATTGTGTAGCATTTGTAGAATCTGTAACTACTGAAAATGCTAATTTTAATATATCATCTGCAGAATTTTTATCAAATGAAAAAGAAAGATTTGTATTGTGAATATGAGATTGATTTTCTGGGAATGAAGAGTTTTCATAAATTGAATATATTGTAGAAGAGGTATTTATTGCTGAAGTATTCCCCCTAAGCATTAATGTTTTTGATTCAAATCTTGGTTGTTCTTTTGATGTCATTCTATAATATGTACTAAATATTGGATCATATGAATTAATCAAAACAAAATTATCAGCACTGCTAATATTCATTGCACCATTTGCAGCATATCCTGCACCACCTACATAAGAAACTGATTTTTCAATAACGTCTGAATGATATTCCCAATTTTCTGTGTCTGAAAAATTAAACAATACTCTGCTGTCAATAGTACTTGCTGTTGGATTGCTTCCAGAAGGATAAATTCCAATTTCTGTCATTCCGTATTGCTCAAGGTTTGGAAGTTCTGCAGTAAATACAACTTTAGTTAAACTATTTTCAGTAAAAATTCCACGAGAAACAATCGGCACTCTAAACATTTCAAAAGTCATTTGATCTCTATATAAAAAGTTTTGTGTTGCTGTTCCAGGGGTTAGTGATGTATTGGTAGCAATATTAGCGGCAACTTTACTAACAGTAAAAGCTGTAGTATTTGGCACTGTAGATATTACATATGAGCCATCAAATGCGTTATCCACTCCATTAATAAAAACACCGTTTCCAGGTAAAAGGTTATGTGCTGTACTTGTTATAAATGTTATTATGTTTGATGTAAGGTTTGCTGATGTAACGTTAACTGTCATTGTTGATAATGGGTTAGAGCCACAACCAATAGCAATGTATCCAGCGTACCCTGGAGCTTGGTTTACCAAGTATTTGGCAAGTACGTTTTTACCTTTTTGTGTCAGCATATTTATATCCCTTCAAATATTATATCATCTGAAACACTGGCATATGGTAAAAATTCAACTTCTACATTATCACTAGCTCTTACATTAACTAGTTTTATAGTTATTGTGCCTGTAGCATTATCTAGTTCTAAAATATTTAATGTTGTGTCGTCTGGAATATAATTTTCTAGTAGCATACCAAAAGAAGAAAATGTGTTTCTTATTCCGTCCGAAAAAACAATTGGATCTGTTTGAATATAAGATGTTCCAGTTCCTGGCGTAGCACTATACTGTTGATTTAATGGACTATTTACAAAATCAGATCTTGAAATATCTAAAACTTCTTGACCACCAATTTCAGCAAAAATAAAATCCTGCATACTTTCAAGAGAAAGTTCATCTTCACTAAGTATGATATCTGGTCTTGCTGCTTTTACTCCACGCTTGTCTCTTGCATATAACGGCTCTGGCAAAAATATATTATTAGCTAATGGCGTTTCTTCTTTTTTTCCCTTTTTTCTTTTTTTTCTTTTTACCATTATGATACCTCACTTACATATATTGTCATATTTGGACCATCTTCATTTCTACCATACTCAATATTATATATTACAAATCGCTTAGACGAATCGGCAACTTCGTCGATTAAGTCTCCGTGAGCATTTCTAGTTTTATAATTAATTGTAACAATATCTCCAAGTTGTAAAGTTGGCGTTGGGAAGATTGACAGTCCTACAGATAGTTTTGGGTCTAGCATTTTTTCTATTAGCCACCCCATTAATTCTTCTGCCTGGTCTGCATCTTGTATATATGTTGCATCAATTGAAAATTCATTACGTCCATTTGTTACACGACTATTCTTAATAAGTCTTAGATTTTTTGCTGCAGTATTGGGATTATCTATTGAACTTTCTAAAACAGAATTGTTAAAATCTGGATTTGATAAATCGCTTTTTGCTTTTAAATATTCGTCAAGTGTTAGTTGGCGGTCTGATTCCTGTGTAAATGTAACACCAAGAATTCTTAAGTAGTTACCGCTTGTTTCATCTAGGTTTACAACTGAATCAGTTGTATTAAATATTAAGAACTCTGCACCATATGCATTTCCAATGTATCCAGAAACAGCATATCCTTTTAGCTTATTAAATGTTGGTGCAATTTTTGAAATAAAAGCAGGATATGCTTTATCATATCTAAAGTTAAAATAGGCAGATTCTCTCATAATTGTTCCAAACTCTTCAAAGTACATTTTATAGTCTGGTTGATGAAATGGACTAATACCTTTTATGTATGTATCTTGAACAGCACTACTCATAGAATATTTTCTAAATGAGTTATCAGTATCTGTCTCTTCATTAAATAGTGAACCAGATCTTAAAGGAGCATCCTGAAGGCTAACACCATTGTCAGCAATATTTTGACCAATAGCATAAATATTTTCAAACATTACCTTAGAGGTACTTCTAATAAATGGAGCAATATTATTCATTACTGGAAGTGGTAATGGGTCTATTACTGTTCCAATTAGTTTTTGATTCAAGTATAAATAAAATTTTCTTCCCTCGGTAATATCCTCATACTCAACAGCTAGGTCATAGACGCTTGGATTTTCTTGACCCTTTAGCCTATGCTGACCAGTAAATTTGCCATCATCAACTACTATGTTTGAAAGACCCTCCCACAACTTATATGGAATTGCTTTGTTTTTTGTGGAATACGCTGCACTATTAACACCAGATAAAATAATAGTTTGAGTAGATGTTGCTGCAGTTCCTTTTACAGTAAAGCTATTTGTATTTGCTGTTAAAACAGTATATTGTCCATTGTATGATGTCTCAGTAGCTAAAGATATTGTTACAATGTCTCCAGGCTTAAAAGAGTTTTCTCCAGTAAAAATAATTTCTCGTGATTTATTTTTTCTTATTATTGATTGTAAACTAGCATTTAACTTAGTTACTGTTTTATAAAATAATACATTTACAATTCCATCTTTATTACTATACTGATCTATATTACCTGAAGTAAGTGCCGCAATTTCAAAAAAATAACCACGACCTCTAGTTTCATCAAACATAAAGCTTATACCACCAGATGATGCATAAACTGTTTTATTCTCGTTAGAGCTTGTCGCTGTAATTGTAGCTATTGGGTTAGAGCCATATGGACTCTGAACACTATTATTATTATTATCTAGTCTTCCAATAATTCTTAATCTACAACCAAAAAGTTTTGGATTTATTACTTTATTTGTTAAATCTTTTTTAATGTAAGCTATAAAGTCTTGTGGTTTTCCATATGTTGGTTTTGCTGTAGATCCAGTCATAATTAAAGCTGATGATTGCACTGTTCCTGTTTGAGTAGATTTTAAAGAATTTAAAGTATCTTCAGAATAATAAGCAGAAGAAAGCATATTTTTAATAATTCCAGTTCTTACTGTTTCTTTTGCAATTGTATTTGCTGCTGTTTCTGCATCATTTGGATCTCCTAAACCAAGTCCTGTTATTGTTATTGGATCAGTTAATAATAAATCTCTTGACTTAATTCCATCTCCAGTAATATAGACTTCTTGATCAACAACTACGTTTTCACATAAATTGTTTACAACTATAATATTTGTACCTTTAACTCTTTTAACTTTAGTATTAGCTGGAATCCCTGATCCAGTAACAGTATTACCTTTGCTTATTCCTTTATTGCTGACAAGAGTAATTTGTGGACTAGGAGTCCCACCTGGTATTGCTACCGCTACTCGCACCGTAAGTTCTTTCTTTGATTTATCACTAAATAAATAATCAGAATCCATAAACATTCCAAAAATTTTAGTATCATCTGTCCAGTCTGTACCTTCAATACCTGCTTTATGATTAACTATTTCTGTGTTAAATTGACCACGACCATGTTTATTTACTACACCATTTTTAAGTCTAGTTTTAGTAACTCCATTATCATTATATGATTCATAGAATGGTTCTGCAAAAATTCTTACACGTCCAGTTGGATACATTTTTCCATTAAAAGGAATTTGTGCAAAATAATCCTGATACTCCTGAACATTGTTTATCCAAACATTGCTTGAATCATTTTCAATATTAAATATCATGCTTCCAGAAACTGTTGCAGGACTAGATAGGGTAATTACTGTTGTTATCTGTATACCATTTTCTCCATATATGTCAATTACTGATTCTGTTTGAGTTACTGAAGATATGGTTGTGTTTGCTGCAATGTTACCAGTACCAGAAACCTTTACAATTTTTTGACCAGGTTTTACATTTTTAAATATTCTAGACATAGTTGTGATGGTAGTATTGCCACTAAGTGTAGTTGTTGTTAGGTTAGAGCCTATTAGTGGTTTTGCAACATTATATTCTACTGCATCAAATTTAATCATTTCTCCATTTGCATAAAAATATCCATTATAACGTGGTATCCAATAAATACCCTCACCTAAGTCCATTATGTTATTTATTATTTGATTACTTTGTACTGTAGGAATAACATTAGATAAATTTGAGTTAAGAGGAATAGCAGATAAAACATATGATCCCTGTCTTGCCTTTTCTTCATTTATTGATTTTGAGTTTTCGCTAGGTTCAATTTCCCAAAGTAGCACTGGCTTATACTGCCAAGTCTTATCTCTGTCAATAAAAGATGCTTGTCTAATTTCTCCATAACTTTTTTGAATGTATCGTGAAGTATATTTAATTGAACCATCATTAAAAACATTTTTATTTACAGAACCAATTGATTTAATATTAGATAAAACAGGGGTATTATTAGATGTTTTATTGTTCAATATGCCAACCTTAGCAAAATCTGTTGTTCCATATAGTGTAAAGTTAATTTCTTTATCATAATTATTTGGTTGACGATCTCCAGGATTTGGCATCATGTATCTCTTGCTCATAAGAATAAAGTTGTTGTATTCATCAAAGAACATTGCTGTCTGAGTTGATACCGCCAAATCTTCTAAGACCTGTGCAACAGTTGTGTCTGGTGCTACAAAGAAAAATGGTATTATAGGATCTTTATCATTAACTGATTTATAGTATGCATAGTTTGAAAATCCAATTGAGTCCATAATCATTGCTACTGCATAACTAAGAGAGACATTTGTTAATAAAATTTGTGGTGCAGTAAGTGACTCAAAATAAAAAAACATATCTCTTAGTTGTATTGTTGCTAGTCTAGAATCATTGTCAAACTCTGGGAATGATTCAGCATATAGTGTTTTGATTGGAACATAGTACCATTTTGAAGTATCTTGTATATCTTCTTTAATTACTTCAAAAAATTTTAGTTGCAAGTTTCTATTTATAAAATTAGCAATAACACTTCCAGTTGGGTTTGAGATTGAAATTTGATTATTTCTATTTAAAACTTGATCATAGTCTGCTATTGTAATTGACCCAGTTGAAGCTAGTAGCTGTCCAACTGGCATACCGCTTAATCCAAGATCTGAGGCAACCCTGCTAGTATTATATTCTTTTGTGATTGAAGAAAAGTCTGCAGCAAGTCGTGGAGAAAGTTCAATAAGTTCAAATGGAACATCTCGTCTGCTCATTGTTTTTACAACAACCCTTAAGCCTTTAATAAACATAAACTCTTCATATTCACCAATTTGATGCGGTGGACCAAGTTCTACAACATTACTAAATTTAGTCATAATTGATGTATTGCTTGATTGTGATTGTGAGCCAAGATACCAGGTATAGTCGTCTCCGTCTTTGCCATAATGAAGTTCTACATATCCATCTCTTGAAATAACTGGAAAGCCGTTATTCTTACCATTTTGATAAAGCGTTCCAAAGTCTAAGGCATCTCGCCAAGTTAAAACATTTGTATTAGGATTTTCTTCAAGGTATTGAATTTTCCAATCAATTGGGACTGTTCTATTTTTAATAACATCAACATCATCAAAAAGTGGATCTTCAATCATTTGATAAGAACCTGAATTGATTGGGTCTTGTTTTACTGAACCAACGTGTGTTTGCATTTTAACAATTATTCTATTTACTGGAATTTTTTCTTTATACACAATGAATGGTGCTGCATCATCAATTAGATATGTAGTTACTGTTTCAGATACTACACATGCCTTAGCAGAAATTCCTCTTTCTACCGCTACATTATTAGACTCTTCTTGTCTAAATGATGTCCAATATTTAAACTTATCTTCTTTGTCTGAAACGTAATAACGAGGTCTACTCATCATGTCTATGCTATCGCTGTGAGAAAATCGTGAGTTTGCTGTATCTCCATAATATACTGCTTTGTTGATTCCAGATCTTGGTCTAAATCTATTAAAACAATCTTCTAGAGAAAATAAAAGTTTTTTTCTTTCTTGAATAGATGTAAAAACAACTGGAACATTGCTAGTATCAATACCGCCATCAATAACAACATCTGAATCTGTTGCTCCTGTGTAGGCGTTTAGAGCGTCTGTGGAGTCATACGTCGTTGTTATAACTCCAAAGTTTGCAGTAGTTGGATTTTCAATTGTTGTACGGTATCTATAGTTTCCAATTGCATCAAAATTTTCAGCATAGTTCATATTGATTTCGGCAAGAATTAAAGACTCCCCATGAACGGTTGCAGATGTTTCTAGATGTGATTGAAGATTATTATTTATGAACATTATACCTCTTCTAGTGTAACAGAAACGTTATAATAGTCAAAGTTATTTGCTCCACGTTTTTCAATTGAGTAAGAGAAGTCTGCAATGTACATTTCAATACCTTCGTTATATACATCTAAGTATCCATATTTATTATTTTGTGCCTCAAAATTATTGTACTTGTCATAGGCAAGGTATACCCAGAATGGTCCAGTATGACTCTCGTACCAATCTAGTATTTCTACTCCACCTGCACCGCCATCTACTGTGTATTGAAACTCTGCAGTATTGGCAGGATTTTTAGGATTAGTGACTCTATCTATGAGTGCATTCTGGGGAAGACCAGTTGATAAGTTAAAATTTGGGTCTCCAGCAAATGACCTTGATGGCAACATTTCCCAGGAAACAGAAATTGACATTTTGTCTGCAGTGTGAAAAGAACGCATACGACCATTAATCATTCTATCTCTTGTTTCAATTCTTAATTTGTCAACACTAATTGGAGAACGATTATGGTCAGAAAGAATTAAAACGGTTGATTGATTTGCTATTGTAGATGGTACTGTAAGTGCATTATAAGTATCACTACTTTCAGTCCACATCATTCCCTGTGGTCTGTTGTATTTTTGTCTACCGTCAAAATATCCCATTATAGCTTATTACCCCTTATTCTGTAAGAATCTGTACGTTTTACGTTTTGTGCTACTGCTCGTGCAATCTGATCTGGATTTGCATCTGTGCTAACGTTTACGCTGATACTATAATTATACACGCCTGAAGATGGGCTATTGCCATTATTTATTGCTTCTAAATTCTTTACCCCGAAATTTTTGACGGCAGGTCGTTTAATAACAAACTCTCCAGGAGTAAGCATAGCAGGAATCGTGTCTGACCCTAATGGACTTCCTCCTGCTGCAAAGTATGACATAGCTCTTCCACCAGCAGAATATCTCATTAATCCACCACCTGCAGCATTTTTATATTCACGTTTTGCAATTCTCATTTGCAGATCTGCCATCTGCTTTTCTAGCTCTTCCCTTGTCTTTCCCTTGAACTCAACACTTGAAAGTTCTCGCTTTCTTTGTTCTTCAAGAGAAGCCATTTGTTGTTCTTGAGCAAAAGCAGCGGCACGTGTTCTTTCTGCCTGGACCGCTCGTGCAGCAGCAGCAATGTCTCCACGTGACAATGCATCGGCAATGTCAAGTTGTGACCTTTGTTGTTCTGCAATTTGACTGTTAAGTTTTGCAATTTGTTCAAGAGCTTTTTTGCGTTCATCGTATTTTTTATTAATCTTAGCTTCTTGTAGTGAAATGATGTTTAAGGCTTTACTCCTCTTGTCTAGTTTAGCCTGAAGTTGTGTTAACACTTTGTCTTCTGGCGGAGTGCTACTTCCACCACTACTGTCGCCACCAGTAACAACAGGGTCTTTTTCTTTTTTAGGTTTATCTGGAGCCATAGCCTTAGTGGGTACTCCCAAAAGCCTTGATATAAGTGCGTCGTCTTTTCTGTCCGTTTCTACAGCAACTTTAAGTTTATAATATCCTATAAGAGCTTGTTCGCTATCTACTGCACCTATAATTGACTCTGCAGTTGCCTGACTCATATTTCCACCAGCAAAGTCTGCTTGGAACTGCATTTTAATGTCACTATCTTTCATTTTGTTAATTTCTATTGCAGTATTGTACATGTCACTATCTTTATCAAATGAGTTTAAGAAAGCATCATCAAATTTTGTTGCAGTTACAGTAGTTTTTTGTTTTTCAAGTTCGGCATATGTTTCTTCTATAATAACTTTTTGAGCAGCTAAATCTATATTTCTTTGTTTTACTATTTCGCTTATTTCTTTTGTAGTTTTTGCTTCTTGTATGTCAGCAGCGGCTTTTGCATTAATAGCATCAATACCGCCCACAGCTTGACCGTAAGCATTCATTGTTGCTGAAACAGCACCAGCGGCGGCATTTGGATCTGTAATAGATGATGTTGTTTTTTCTGGAGAAACTAATACTTGCTCTCCAGCTACAGTTGTATATTGAGCTGCTTGCGTAGATTGAGTTGTTGCACCTGCAAACTGTCTTTGTACCATAGCAAGTCTGTCACTGGCAATCATACCAGGAGCCTTTGTGGGATCTTCCATATAGGTTCTAAATTGTTGAGAAGCATTAGCAGTAATTGAGCGATCTCCTGTTAGAGACCCAAGAGCAGCAATAATTTCCTGAGCCTGTTGTTGAGTAACTACTCCTTGTGAAACAGCAGTAGCCATATCTGCAGCAACATTCTGTCCAATTTCTGAAGATCCTATTCCAGCAGATTGCTGGGTTTTTATATCTTCAATAATTTGTTGTCCACTAGCCATTTCTGTAAGATATTGTTTACCAGCATTTATAGTTTCTTGAGTTACCCCTGCAGCTGCAGCATCTTCTGCTGCTATTCTTGCTTCTGTTGCACTAACAGTTCCAAAGTCTTCAGCCATAGTATTGAGCTTATCCATACTCATTATTTGAGCATTTGCAAGGTCAATGGCTGCCTGTTTTTGTTTTTCTTGTGCAGCCTGTACAGACATTATAATGCCTACTAGTCCTATAAGAGAAGCAACTACAATTCCAACTGGTCCAGGAATCATCATCATTGCACTACCAGCAAGACCTGCAGCAGTTCCTAGCCCCTCAAGACCAGGTATCATAGCTAATGACCCACCAGCCATAGCCAGCCCCATACCTGCTCCCATACCCCCCATACCCTTAACACCAGCAGCAATTCGTCCACCCATAGAATGCATCTTTACATTCATGGCACGACGACGAATCATTTTATCTCTTGCTGCTTGCTCTTTTGGAGTTCTGGGTTTTTTGCTTGGCTTTTCGTCTTCTTGTAGATATCTTCCTGTGTCACCAATAATAATTTGAGATCCTGCTGAAGTTGTTTTTACAGGAAATCCTCCTGCACCTGGTACGCCAGTCTGTACTCTTCCTGATTCTCGTTTTGCTCGTTTTGCACCAGACTGAAGACCATCGATGTATCCTTGTGCCGTGTCTTCACCAATTTTTCTTGTAACTCTTGATGGAGACTTTGTTTTTGCCCTATCTGCCATTCCTTTTGCTGCATCAGACTCTAGATTATCTACAATTGCTGCACCAGATTGCCCTGCTAATTTTTTATTGGCTGGGGAGGCTACAACTGGAACAAGCCTATCATTAAGTTTTTGTTGTGCTGCAGCTACATCTTTTTTAGGGCGTGACCCAGATGTTGCAGTAATTCCATATTTTTCTCTTGCCCCTGCTGCAGCAACTGTTCCAACAGCATATCCTTTTAGACTTTCGCTTTTTCTTGTATTTAATACAGAATTTTGATTTACAAGCATTCTTTCAAGGATTCTTTTTTGAATCATTAATTCTTTATCTGTTAACGCCAAGCCACTAGTAATTTTTCTGGTAATTTCTGCTTTTTGTGTTGTAGAAATATTTTCTTCTTTAAGCTTTCCAAGATATTCTTTTCTAAGTGACTCATTAATTTTAAGCTGTTCGCTCATTTGATTTTCGTCGGATGCCTGAAGAACCCAAAATGGCTGAGCCCATCCCTGACCAGTTTGTTTTGCTGCACCAGATACATTAACCTGATGTGCTCTATCTATTTGTTGTCTACTGCCATCTGGTGCTAGTTGACCAGGACCAAGACCTGCGGCTTTTCTTGCTTCTAGTGCAGCTTTAGCTGCAGCTTCCGATCTTTCATATTCGGCTTTCATTATTGGATCGCTAGAAGTTGCATAATTGTATGCTGCAGATTGTCCAACTGCTTTTTGCGTAACAACTCTTGATCCCAAAATTGTATTAACTTTGTTAACACTTAGTCCTACTTTAGATAGTCCATCCGATACGTGCATTAATTCTGCAGAAAAATCTCTAAATGAAACTTTTTTCCCTTCGGAAGATAGTCTCTTAAATGTTTCTTGCAATACTGCTGAACCATTGTCTATTCCAGCAGCTCCAGATTCTACTGATTTAATCAGTTTGTTAAAGTTATCAATATTTCCAGAACTAGCAACATCAAGACTTGTGCTGCCATAGGAAATTGTTTTTCCTGCATTGTACCCAGGAATATTTCCAGCAACCATTCCATTAATAATTGGTGCATATTTCTTAGCCATTTCAGCAGGAATGACAGCTTCTCCTGGTGATAGCATTGCAGGAACCACATCGCCCTTACCCTTTGGACCAGGGACGCTAACTACACCACCAGCATATTTCTTTGGCTTTGTAGCTGATCCAGCTACTCGTCCTCCAGGCATTGCAAATCCACGTTGTGCAGTAACTGCTTTTTGATATGCTGCTGTTAGTGCATTAAGTGATGCTGCCTCTACGCTAAAGGTTTGTGCAAGTCTGCTGTGTGACTGGTTAAGTGATGCTGCTACTGCGGCTGCTTCAAGTTGTTGCTGAGTCATGTAGTCTGTTTGTAGACCAAGAGTTGTGGTGTCTGCCCCAGATCTTCTAAAAATATTTCCAAGCATTTGGAACATTTTAATTAGGTTAGCCACACCGTTAGCAACAAGACCAACAGTCATAAGTAGGACAGGACCTATACCTGCTACAACCGTAGTTAAGATAACAGCAAATGACTTTGCCCCATCCCCCATGTTATTAAACTGATTAAGTAGTTTTGTCCCAAATTCAATAACTGGAGTAATAGCCTTTAAAAACTCTTCTCCCACAGGTGCAAGGGCTGCCTGGAAGTCTGCAAAAGCTTTTTCAAATTTGTAGGTGGTTGTCTCTTCTACCTTTTTAAGTTCTCGTTGTGATAGGATTGCAAGCTCTTGAGTGGTTGCCTTAGTTAATTCAAGAACACGACTTGCCTGTGTACCCTCGCCAATTACGTTTTGGAAGAGTGTAGATAGACGTGAGAATTGGAACTTACCAAAAAGCTGCTCAATAGCACGAGCACGACTTAGTGGGTCAAGCGTATCAAGTGAGGATGCAAAGTCAACAACAAGACCTTTAATATCTCCCTTATTTGACTGAACAATCTTTTCAATGTTAATGCCAAATCCTTGAAGCATTTCTTTTGCTTTTCCAGTTGGATTAATAAGTGAAGCAAGACCAGACTTAAGGGCGTTAGCACCCTCGGATGCATTAATTCCACCTTCCTTCATTGCTGTAAGGAAGAATGCTAGATCTTCTACATCTCCACCAAGCTGCTGAACAACAGGTCCAGCCTTTGGAATAGCAATAGTTAGGTCTTCAATTGATGTGACCGACTGGTTTTCTACTGCGTTAAGGAAGTCAATTTTACTAGCAAGATCTTCAGTTGCAACTCCAAAGGCATTTGTAACAGACATTGTTGTTTCAAGAGCCTGAGTCTGTTCTACGTTACCAAGAACTGCTAGACGAGTAGCTTGAGATATTTGAGCCAAAAGCTCTTGACCCGATTTACCAGCGGCTGCCGCTTCAGCAGCAAGCCCTAGGGTGTCTGAAACTGCAACACCATACTTGGTGTATTCTCCTGCAAGCGTTTTGATTGAATCAATCATCTGGTCGGTTTCTGCAACTGTTGTAGAGAAGTCTCCATAAACACGACGAATCTTAATTATCTGCTTTTCAATTTCCATAAAGGATTTTGCAGCGGTGCTTGCGAATAGGGAAAGCGGAAGCGTAAAACCAACCATAAGCTGACGACCAGCCCACTGTGTATTCTTACCAAAGTTTAGAAGATTAGTAGAACCCTGTTTGAGAAGCTGATTAAATAGTTGCTGCTTTTGTGCAGTAATCATTGCCTGTGTCTCAAGGTTTTGCATGTCAAGGACTAGTGGTCTAACCTTGATTGATCTTAATGCTCCATTAGCATCACGACCCATAGATATGTATTGGGTCTGAAGGTCTTTAACTCTTTCTGTAGCTACTTTTGTAATTGTTTCAAATTCGCCACGGAAAAATCTTCCAAATGTTTTTGTTGATGCCCCAGCATATCTAAAATACTGCCCCATCGAAAGTTTGTTTTTCTCAAGGGCAGTAGTAAATGCCTCAGTGGTTGACTGAACCTTAGTCATTCCAGCCTGGAACTGACCACCAGCATTAATAGAGTTTATTAGGTCTTGCTGTAGTTTGGAAGCGTTTTGACCAGCTACTGCTCCACCACGAGCCATCTCTGTGTGAAATCTTGCAATTTGACCTTGTAATGCTTTAAGTGCTGCAGTAGCAGCGGTAGTGTCAATGTCTATGCGTATATTAGCATTTGCATCTTCAGCCATTCATTAACACTTCCTTTTTTAGTCTAGCCTATAAGACCAGCTACAGTATCTGAGAGGTTAATTCCAGATGCTGCTTCTACCACCTTATAAACGGTTGGTAGATCAATATTGTCCTCAAGAGCAACTACATCTGCTGCTAATTCTGGACTATACTGCTTCATTGCAATTTGAACACACTTCATAAGTATATCCATTGACTTTGCGTTATCATCTGCTACCTTAGCAATACCCTCGAACTCCTTCATAAAATCACGAAGTAGTGAGATTTTTAGTGGACGGACATTGAGTACTGTTCCGTCGATAAGTGTAAGCTGTGTAGCTTCATTAATTGTTGTTGCCATTGTTTCCTCCTTGTTAGGCTTATTAAATTATATCACAAAAGCTGTTTAGTTTTCGACTAGTTTTTCATAGCTTAATCCCATACCTATTCCAAATCCAGCCTGTGCAGCATTTGCTCCTTGTAGAGCCACTACGTCATTTGAATCGCTGGTTGCTCCACCGCTAAAGAACTTAGCTTTCTTCTGCTCCCAAAGATCCTGACTACCGCTTTCTTTGTCAAGATCTACGCCCTGAATACCAGCCATAAACTTTTTTTCTTGGTAGTCTAAGTCTCTTTTTACGTTAAGTATTGATGTTAGTTCTGGCATAGATATTGATGACTCAAGTTCTTCAAAATCTTTCCATATTCCCAAAAGAAATACTTCTGCTTCTAGCGTTGCTAGATCGAGGGTATCCCAGGTAGATCCGCTATCTATTGCTTGATCTTTTACTGGCTCTTCTTCATCGTCTCCGTCAACTTTAATTCCAGCTGCAATGTCTAATACTATATAGATAGATGGAAGGTTAAGATTATCCTCTAGCTCTTCTATTGTTTTTATAGATGGATAAAACTGTTTCATACATACCCTTGCACATTGTGCCAATATTGAGATTGCTTCTGCATCATCTTTTGCAAGTTTGATATTATCAAACTCTTTCATAAACTCTCTAAGATATTTAATCTTTAGCGGTGTTAGGTATATCTCTGTTCCATCTATTAATGTAGTGGTTCCTGTTTTATAAATTTCTGTTGCCATACATCTATTGTATCAAAAACAAAACTGCCCAGAGCCGAAACCCTGAGCAGTCCTGATTATATTAAATTATGATGCGAGTGTGCGGTCTACAATCTTTCCATAAGACGCATTGTCGTTAGGAAGAAGTCTGAATGAGACTTCGAACATTGTAGCTTGGTCACGCTTTGCTGATACTGTAACACTCTCGATTGAGAGAGCACGGTAAGCAACATAGATTCGCTCAATTGATGAACCAGCTGCACAGTCTCCTGTACCTGGACCAACTGCAACGAGACCACGCTCA